TACGAGATCCAATGTCAAAGAACGGCAAGCTGCTGGTGGAGTGCTTCATGCAGTTGCAGGGGGAGCGCATTGGAGCGCCAAACCCAAGCGGCGCAGGGTGGCCAGATAGTGGCACCAGATGGGCAATTGCAGAGGCAGATCTGCGGTCACATTTCTACGGAAAAATCACCACGCAAAACAAAAGAGGGACGTTCCGGGAGACCGTTTCGGTGATGATAAGTGACGGTCATTTAGCGGCAAATGACGAGCATTTTTGGCTTTGCGCGTCAAAATACAAAATCAGGCAAGCGTAGGAAAGCGGAGGAAAATGGAACGTCATATAAATAAGGGGTTTGAGAGCGTGTTTCCTCCGCTTTCCTCCGCTTTCCTCCGCCTAAACCTCCAGCGGCGAATGGGTGGAGGAGGTGGAGGAAATACCTTTAGGTATCCTCCGCCCTCCTCCATCGCTCAAAATCGGGTCATCCTGCGGTGAAAGATAGACATGAAATATTCCTTCTGAAGATAAATAAGATCACTTGTCTTGGCGAGTTGGAAGGGTTCGCAAACCGCCGACGAATTTTATACGAGCAAGGATGCAATGCTTGGATATTACCAGATTGGAACGCTGACGAGTTAGACGCGATACGCAAACGTAAATATCAACTAGAACAGGATCAAAAAAAATGACAAACAATACAGATCTAATTTTTCCACGTACAACACAGCGCCTACCTGCTGACGTGTTGTTGCCCGGTGCAGAGAAAAAGCTGGGCAAGGCAATGCTGGAGTATGAACGTGAGCAAGCAAAGCGCGTCAGGCGGCAAGTGCTGCCGTGTGACAGGACATACGTCCGGCGGCAAGTAAACGATGACGCAATTAATTTGCTAAACGAAATGCGCAAGGCTGGCCCATGCACGGCAAAATATTTGGCAGAGCGCTTATCGATCAGCACACACAAGAGCGCCAACCTGATCAAGTCACTGACTGTCGCCGGGTTGGCGGAGAAGGTGTGCATCACCAGGCGCAGCACCGTGCAAGAGGATAACCTGCCGTATCTCACAGGGCATCGTGAGAGAAATGATTGCTGGGTCTACAAGGCGTGGGAACAATGAAGGCGCTGGAGGCATTAGAGCGCGCAATCAGCTTGGTGACAGGTCGGCGCGCGCAAGACTACGGGGATGCCGAGGCCAGCTTTCAACGGATAGCTGACGGCTGGAATATTATCGTGCGATCAGCCGATGGTGACCTGACCCCGGCGCATGTTGCGCTGATGATGGATTGGATGAAGTCAGCGAGGCTGCTCCAGAGCATAAATCACGCCGATTCTTGGGTGGATAAGGCAGGGTACGCAGGATTAGGCGCGCAGTTAGCCCTGAGAGAGCCTGAGAGGCCCCCTACAGCGCCATCTGTGCCTAACGGTAAGGGTGTCATCCGGCCAGACGATATACGGCCCCATGCAGCCGATTATTCACAAGGTTAAATTATGGTACGAAAGAAGAAAAAATCCAAGCCGCTGAACGAGGCGCGCAGCCGTGCTGATCATGGCACACCAGAGGCGCTGAAACAGGCTGATGGTGTGCAGTATGAAACCGTGGATGGCGGCAGGTTAGGCAGTGTCAAACGTGCCTACATTTCGCGGCAAACGCCAATGGATCGATACCGTGCAAGGGGGCTGGTCAGCCAGCGGCAATACGATGCTGCTCATGCGTTCTATGTGCTGTACGATAAGACGCGGCAGGCTGGCAGGGTGACGTCAAATTACGACAGGATCATCGTCGATGGCGGTGGATCCGGCAGCGGGATCAATGAATATGCGTTTAGCGACTACATTAATCTGAGCCACAAGCTGGGCTATGATTATGTCAGTGTTGTCCGGGCAGTGGTGGTCGAATGCGAGAGTGCCAACAGTTGGGCCAAGCGGTACAGATTGCCGTCAAGGATGGGCATTGAAAGGCTGCGTGATGGGCTGGATAAGCTGGCGAATGTCATGGGGATTTCGTGAGGGCGGCGGTGTATGTTGGCAGAAATAACAGCGGAACGCAGGTAGACGTTTGTGTTAAGCCGCCCTCAACGCGGTCATAGCATAAGTGCGACACAAACTAAATATGCCGCATACAAATAAAATCTATTTACCAACTAACACCTGATGTGCCAGAGAGTGCTACAATAGCATTCCCTGTGTTGGTTCACTGGCGTCCCTTTTGGGGCGCTTTTTTTTGTTGGAGGGTCGCATGATTAAAAAATCAAAGACCGTCAACAAACGTGTCATGCAGAAGATCGTAGACAAGCTGGCTGAAGGCATAACGCTGACTGAGATTTGTCAAGCTGATGACATGCCAAGCTATCGATCAATTACGCGCGCTGTGCAATTGGATGAGGATCTGTGGGAACTGTATCGCAAGGGCCGAGTGCAACAGGCTGAGTTTTACACTGACAGGATCAACCAGTTGGCTATGTCTCCGCTGCCTGACGTGGATGATCAGCGCAAGCTACATGCCGAGGTCAACAGACGTAAGCTAGAGATTGAAACGCTGAAGTGGACAACGTCGAGGAACCAGCCTCACGGCGTGAGGGACAAGAAAGAAGATGCACCACAACAGCAAGCCATCACAATATCATGGGCTGGTGGTGACGTTGACGTGAGTGCAGATGGCTGAATGGAAAGGCCCCGTGCCTTTTGACCCAAAGAAACATAAGCCTGTTGATGCTGGATCTGGCAAGAAGATGACAGAATTTCTTGCCACTGAGATTGCAGAAGATGGTCAGGTGTTTAATCATCCAACTGTTTGGTTTGCACAAAATGGTCAGGTCGTTGATCTTTCATCGCCTAATGATCGTGGCACGGCAACGCAATTGGCCAAACAATATGAGGCAGCAACAGGCAAAAGGTTCCCTAGATTTGGCAAGGCATTTGATGCTGATGGCAACAAAATCATAGACAACTTTAAGAAGGGCAGCACCACTGCGCAACAGCGAAGCAACGCAGGCGGTGCAACAAGGCGGTCATTGATTGGCTCTGGTGGTCGGTAAAAAGTCCTGTATATCAGTCATCCAGCGTGACCGAACTACGCGCGCAAAGATCGGCATCAATTGCCACCCATCATTGTCATAATGATAACTCGCAGCGCTCAAAACAGCTAAGTTGTTGTAAAAAAACGATAACACTGTTAACATAATATCGATTATGCGAACTACAACACCTTATGGTTGTTTTCAGAAATCCCAAACCCCACCCCCGCGATAAATTTCCGCCCCTTCTTATAGCGTAGAACCCGACCCAAAAATGCACACATCCACTGCCAGCGGAGGCCGTTTTCTGTGGAACTTAACCAAGCCAAACCCCCGGTCATTTATGTAACCCGTCCACCTGATAACCCTGATCTCTTTGTGTTTGACTGTGAGCGATGCGGCCAGCAGCACACACACGGCGCTGTTGAGGGCCACCGTGAACCCCACTGCTTTGATAATTACCCTGACGGCTACGTGCTGAGGGAGCGTTAACCCCTGTGGAAATCGTAATCCCATATGCGCCGCGTCCTCTGCAGGCCAGCTTGCATGACGAGATGCAGGCCAAGCGGTGGGGCGTTGTAGTAACTCATCGACGCTTTGGTAAAACTGTGTGGGCTATTAACCACATCCTGCGTGACTGCCTGATGTCCAAACATGCGCGCCCCCGGTACGCCTACATTGGCCCCAGTTATAAGCAGGTTAAAGCTACTGCATGGGATTATCTGAAAGAATTTGCTGGCGGCATTCCCGGTGTTAAGTTCAATGAAACTGAGTTGCGCTGCGATTTACCCACTGGCGGCAGAATATCCTTACTTGGAACTGAGAATTTCGAAAGTCTGCGCGGCTTATACCTAATGGGCTGCGTGATGGATGAGTACGCCAGCATTCCTGAGTCAGTGTTCCCGGAGATAATCAGGCCAGCCCTCAGCGATTACAAAGGTTGGTGTTGTTTTCTCGGCACACCTCAAGGTCACAACGCGTTCTTTGATCTTTATGAGCAGGCCAGCGCTGACGATGATTGGTTAAACGCGATTTACAAGGCCAGCGAAACCGAGTTGCTGGACGAGGAAGAGTTAAGCGCCGCCCAGCGCATGATGAGCGAAAGCCAATATCTGCAAGAATTTGAGTGCAGCTTCAACGCCAATGTTCCCGGCAGCATATACGGCAAGGAGTTGGAGACAGCACAAGACGAGGGTCGCATCTGCAACGTCCCGTATGACCCGGCACACAAGGTTGACACGTTTTGGGATCTTGGCGTCGGTGATAGCACGTCGATTTGGTTTACCCAAACCGTTGGCAGGGCAATCCACGTC